TGATTTTTTCTTTTTCTTAATTGTTTTTTTCATCTGTTTTCTCCTTCATATTTTTCTATTTCAATACTTGGCATCATTTTATCTACATTTGGAATAGATTTACTTAATACTGTCTTCTCAATTGATGTATTAGCTCTTAATTTTGCCAAATCTTCGTTTTGTTCAAGCTTATCTTCCTGATTTTGTTGGTTCATCATAGCTTTCATCTTATCAAGATTGATTCGTTCTTGGCCTTCAACCTTTTTACGTTCGTTATCTTGTGCTCTAAGGTCTAATTCTCTTGCTCTTAACTTAGCAATTGGATCATTACCAAAACCAGAAGTAACTTCTCTCTCTTCTTTTAAGAATTCTTCCAACATTTCAGCAATCAAGACAGCTTTTCTAGCTTCAATTCTTAAAGTTAGTTGTCTAAGTTGCTCTGCCATCTGTGGATTAGCTTGAGCCATCATTTGCATCTGTTGCATTTGTGGAATCTCATCTGCAAATTCTACTTCAATCTGTTCTTGTGCCATCAAACTTATGTGCTCCATAATATTTTTTTCCATAGCAGCCATAATCATAGGATTATTTTGAGCCATGTTAGTTGCCATAAAATTTAAATGCGAAGTTATATGTGCTCTGTGATCTTGACCAGGAAATGCATTAAATGGTTTACCTGATAGAGCCATAATGTTTTCTAAAGCAGGGTCCATTGGTGCAGGTGGTTGAGGTTTAACTAATATCTCATCAATATTTTTTACACCCAAAGCTTCATACATATGTCTGTAAGCTGCATATAGATTATGCATCTGAGGATTTGATTGTGCCAGTTGCAACTCTGTTTGTGCGAGGGAAATACGCTGAGTTTGAGAAAAGATGTTGGGATCAGCAACTGGCAATATATCTACTCTATCATCAAAGTCTGTTTGTTTAACCATTCTTTGACCCCCAACTACGTCATACGGATATTCCGGTGGTAGATATAACTTGAATACTCTTGCTAACAATCTAAATTCTTGTTTTAGCGAAGAGTAAATTCTTTTGTGAATAGCTGACATTGTTCTGCTTCCTCTTTCAAGTAAAGCAACTGTTGTTCCAACTGCAGCTTGTTGATTGCCGTCTCCAACTTGCAGATCAGCAATTGATGCAAACCTTTGACCAGCGTTAACTACGATACCCATTAGGTTTAATAATGTAGCTGAGGGTTCTTTGAAAGGTAACATCATAAATGAATCTTTTAAGTTTCCACCAGGTGCATCTACATCTCTAAATTCTCCTGGTTGAATTGATTGTGCATCGTCTCTAATTCTAATGCCACGCATTTTAAATCCTGCAGGTAAATTAGATAAAGTACCTGCATCCAATAATTGACGGAGTGCTGCAGTTGCAGTTCTGCTTAAACCGCCAATCATGTGGATTAAACCGAAGCCGTAAAAGCCTAGGCCTGGAAGAAATTTAAAATGAGTAAAATAAGGAATCTTAGTTTTATTAGCATCACCTATTTCATAGTTTCTTCTTATTGATAAAACTTTTCTTGTAGAGTTATCTATTGTTACAATGTATGGAATTTTTATTCCAGAAGGATTACCTTCTTGATCTGCATCTTCAAAACCTTCTATGTCTAAATCAACATGACATTCTAATAAAGTATACACATCATCATCTTGTGTTTTTCTTTGTCCTTCTAACTCTCTTTCTTTTTTCTCAACATCGTCTTCTGTATCTCCAGGTGTACCTAACTCTATATCTAAATAGAAACCATTAACTTGTTGTTTTCTTAAATCATTTTTAGAAACTTTTACCCGATGAATAATCGCTTCCGCATCGTCTAATGAGGTAGCTGTATACGGAACGATTAAGTCATCTGCCGGTACGAACTTTGATGTAGCTTTTTGCGTAAGTTCATCATAGTAAACTTTTTTAAAAGCTGACCCTGCAAGAGGAAGATAAAAGAGCAGTTGATCAAAGTCGGGCTCATAGTCTTTCATTTTTTCCATGAGCTCGTAATTCATAAAATCTTCAACACGTTGTGCTTGTTGTGTTTTTGCTTCGTTAGGTGCACCAATAACTTGAGTTCTTACTGGTCCATCTGCTGGCAATAATTCTTTGTAAGCTAAAGCTTGAAACTGAGTAACAGCTTCTGCAAGAACTGGGTGAGTTGCACCTGAAGCTCCTTGAAAAGGTTCTGTTCTCATGTCATATTTAAAACCTAATAAATCTAAACCTTGTGTGTAAGATTTTTCCCAATCTTTTCTACCCATTTGATAGTCTTGATATTTTTGTGAAAGATCTGATCCTATCTCACTTAAAACTTCATCTGGTAAAAATTCTGCTAAGTTTGCATAATGTTCATCACCGCCTTCTGGTGATGCTGCGTTTGGATCAAAGTCTATTTCAACTGATCCATCTTCTTGTTCATTAACTTCAACAGGCCCTGGAGCCTGTGCCGCTGCTTCTTGAGTCTCAATTACTGTTTCTTGTATCTCTTCTTGACTAGGAAGTTCTACCGAGCCTCTTGGACTTTGCGTCAGGGCTTTGTCTATTTTGTCTGCCATTTTTTATTTTCTCCAGTTTTACTGTCTTAACAGTATTATAGTTAATATTCAACCCTTGAGGAGTGGGTCCTGATTCAGGCGGCAAGAGCCAGGTCTTTGGGTATTTATTCGTCATATGTATATTTCTTCATATCTTCTAAATCTGTGTCATCAATAAATTCTTCTATGTCTTTTAATTTGCCCTCTGCATCAGGTTTTATAGTTCCCTCATTGTAAGTCACGCCTCCGGTTTCAGGGTCTACATCTACTTCCATCTCATGTTCTTTATAACCAAACTCACCTTGGTCATCTACTTTTTTAACTCTTGTTTTGTTTCCTTGTTTAGTAACTACATAATTATCTAATTGAAAAACCTCTTCCAACTCATCTGCTCTGCTGCCTGAAAAACTTTTCTTTCCTAAAGTTATAACTTTAGTAATTAAATCTCCGATAAAATCAGGTATACCATCTGAACCTCTTTTTATTACTTCAACTGTTTTTTCTGCAATCGGTGCAGCAGCTTTAAAATATTTTCCAACAAAAGGAAGTGACATAAGACCTGCACCTATTTTTATAAATTTTCTTTTTGATGGATCATCGGGTCCATCTGCAAAACCAACTCTACCACCTGTTGCCATAAACTCTTCTGGCATCGGCTGTGCTTGAAATCTTTTACCTTTAATTAAATCTAATAAATTTGTAATAGCTATTTTTCTAGTATTAGCTATCGTAGATTCATTAGCAGCCCTTTCTGCAGCCACTCTTTTTTTATCTTGATCATATATTTGTTTAGCTTTTTGTTCAGACATTTCTGATTTCATATTTAATGTTTCAGCATCAAAAGTTTCACTAGGAAGATTTGTTTGTAACATTCTTTTACGAGCTACGTCTTGATCAGGTTCACCATAAAAACCTAAAGGTCCTCCTAAAACTTGATCACTAAGTTCTCTCATACGTTCTTGTTGTGAAAAAATATTTTTTGCTTCTTTTGCTTCATCAGATAAATTAGCATAATCTTTAATATCACCAATTATATTAGTTCCAACAAAACCTTGCTCCAAAGCTTCCATTACTGGTTTACCTTCTCCAAATGCTTTAGCAGAATCGTAAGCAATTAATGGTGTTACAGCAATACCTAAAGTCTTTAAACCTGCAGATAAAAATTTTGATCTTTTTAAATCACCAGGTATTTCCATAGCTGTTTCAAATAAATCTGTTATCAATGGTATCTTTGCGTTTAGTCCTGGAATTTTAGCAAATCTTTTAGTTGCGTCTTTAAACATATCTCTTGTTTGAGATTTTTCTGGTGTAGGTAATTGATCTGCTGTTGTTACACCTGTTTTTAATTTTACAGCTTCAAGATCTAGTTTCTTTTTACCTCGAGCAATAAGATCGTCAGCTTGTTCTTTTGTAATTTTAGATAAATCTAAATCTGAATCGACCAAACCTCTTTTAGGATCAAAAGAAATATCTTTTAATTTTTTATATTTACCAGAATCATCTACTTCTAATAATTGAAAATTAACTAACCCTTGACCTTCTGTTCCTTTTAATTGTCCTCTTAAACCTTTTGCAATAGAATTATATTTTTCAGCTGCAGTTTTTTTAGCAGCAATAGTAGAATTAGGATTATCTAAAGTAGACATGGCTATTTTTAAAGCGTTGTTACGAAGTCTTTCAGCTTTTTCGACTGCAGGTGAAATATTAGCTGCAGCATCTATTAAACCCATTCTATTCAAAGTTTGTGTAGTAAATTTTGCATCGCCATGTTGTATTTGAATTTTTTTAGCCATCCCTTCAGGGAAAATTTCTGACTTGTAATCACTAAGTTTTTCATAAATACGAAAAGGATCTTTTAATTTATATTGTGCTGCTTTTAATCTTTTTATTTTTCTCTTGTACTCATCTGTTTGAAATGGAAGAACATTGTCAGAATACACCTCACTAATCGCTACTTGTTTAACTAAATCTTTTAATTGATTAATACCTTTAGCATCTGCTGTAACAGAGAATGTTTTATTACCTTTAAGAAAAGCATTTCGTACTTCTGGATTTTGAATTACAAGTTTGACACTTTTACTTCCTCCAACTCCTGTATTTACTTCAAAACTAACTCCTTTGATTCTTAAATCTTGTAATTCTTTGTAGGCTTTATCATTTAGTTTTGTAACTCCAGTTTTTTTACCTGCTCCTGATGTGGTCCCACCTTTTTTACCTACTTCAGATAAATCTGTTTTTACAAAGTCAACTCCCTCTTCTAAATATTTTCTAATAGACGCTGTAGAAGATTTTGCACCATCTGCAACTTCCATTATTGTAGGTGGTCTATTATTTTTTTCTACAAAGTTTTCTACAAATTGAACTAATTTTGTTTTAGTACCTTCTGCAAAATTCTCTCTGTCAGATTTTTCAATCTGTTCTGTAATCATTTCACCCGTCTCACCAAACAAAGGCATCAACGCTTGTGTGTGTTCTTCTTGTGTTATCTCTCCGTCTTTTAAAGCGTCATCAAGATAACCTTTTAAAATAGAAACACCGCTTCTAGGCATTACAAAAGGAGCAGCCTCACTAAAAGTTTCTATCTTCTCATTAAAAGTTCTTTTAGGTTCTTGTGGTTTTGGTGGAGGCGTACCATCAGCAAAGCCTCTACGCTTCATGTAAGCAATTGTTTGTCTGTAGTCGTGGAGTTTCAAGTTAAACTCCTAATATGTTGGGTAGCCCACCTGATGCTTGTTTAGTTCTAGTTACATTTTTTATAGTATCTAAAATCTCATCAGAACCTTTACCTTTTTCCATCATCTTAAATGCTTCATCAAGGGTTGCTAGCACTTCTGCTTTTCTTTGCATGTTGTCAT